GGTGCTGTATTATTGAGCCCAGCAACAGCAGTGGCTCCCATAAAACTGTTTCCAACTGACTGTAAACTGCCTGCTTCAACGTTGCCAGCAACACTCAACGATCCCAGCGTGCCAACTGTGGTCAAACTAGAAGTCAAAACACCAGAACTCAATGTGTTGCCAGACAATGTACTTGCTGGCGCAACCACTGCGTTTGTGCTGGCCGCTGTCAACTGTCCTTGTTGATTGACTGTGAAAGACGGGATGGCCGTTGAGTTGCCATAACTGCCAGTTGTGACCGCTGTATTGGTAATGCTGAATACTGTGCCAGTCAGTGTTAATCCTGTGCCAGCTGTGTAACTGCCAGCGCCAGCAAATTGCACAAACACAATAGCCGTAGTGCCAACAGTAACTGGGTTATTTGTAGTACAAACCCATCCAGTGTCAGCCTGGGTTGTTCCGTATTCAACAAATGTAAATGCGCCGGGAAATTCGCCAGTTCCAGATCCACTGTCCATGTCTGTGGCACGGGTTAGTACAAATGCTACTCCAGCATTGCCAGCCACTGTCACGGTGTAGATACCGTTGTAAGGTGCATTGCCGCCGGTTTCATTTTTAATTAACACTCTTTCCCCAGCGGTCGGACTACTAGCATCCAGTGACAATGCACCATTAGATGTGGCTGTGATAGTAGCGCCTACTCCTGATGCACCATTATTGTATGTATATGCTGGCAAAGCAGCAGCTGAAGCATAGGACACACTGGCTTTGGGATCTAGCCCTTGTGCCACACTGTCAACATAACCTTTGTTGGCAGCATCAGAGTTTTGCACAGGATCTGACAGACCAGTGATATAACCACTGGTCAATACCACATTTGCAGTGGGCGACAGGGTCAAACTACCAGTTGAAGTTAAAGTCAACCCAGTACCAACCAAGCTGTTGGTCACAACATTTCCACCAATCACGTTGCCAGTTGCACTGACCATACCACCTGTGACTAAATTACCGCCAGAAACATTGGCTGTGGCCACAATATTGCCAGTGGCAACCACTCTACCACCAGTTGTTATGTTGCCACCTGACACATTGGCGTTGGAAATAATATTACCTGTAGCTGTGATCAATCCTCCAGTAACTATGTTAGCACCAGTTACATTGCCGCCAGAACTAACAGTTCCGCTGCCGCCCACAATAATATTTCCACCAGTGACATTACCAGTTACTGTAAAATTACTGCCGTAACTAAAGTTATTCGCCAGTGTATTACCAGATAACGAAAATTCCGTTACCTGGTTGTCTTTAATTCGTGTTAAGTTATTAGTAGCCATTGATCTCTTTCAAAATAAGTACAGTGAGTCTCATAACTGTATTTAGTCTACTTGCTGAATCCATTTGAGTTGACAAAATCAGCTGCTGATATTTGCTCCCAAACTCACTCGACGCCAGCCACCGCCGCTATACACCGCTAGACAGGCATTTCCAGTGTCACCGTTTGACACATATATCAGTTCGCCAGCGGCCAAGTTTCCCAATGCAGTGGCTTGCAACACTGTGTACGTTGGTAATTTTAGGCTGTGTCCAGTGCTGATATCCATAATACCCGCTGCGGTAACTGTGGCTTTTACTGTGTTGTTAACATTGAATGTTATACTTGGGGTATCAGTTACCTGAACTGAACTGTTGGCCGTGGTGTTGTACAACACACTGGGTGCGGTGACCGCAGTTAAAAAACGAATATCAATGATATCCGTGACCAGTGGCGCTTCAATAAACGTGATGTCAGTTCCTGCTATCGTATACCCGTCAAGAGGTATTTGAATTACACCATTAAGTGACACTATTATACTGGCGGCCGTAGAGGTCTGTGTTAGAGTGTAGACCAAACTGCTGCCATCAGGGGTGATCTGTTGATCAACAATAGATATATTACCACTGCCGCTACCAACCACACTCCAGTCAACTCCGTTGTACAGTTCCAATTGATTGATAGTGGAGTTTAACCGCAAGGTTCCTGTGTCCACTGTGGCCGGTCTCTGCATAGTATTTCCCACAGGAACCACAAATCCACTGGTGCTATTGATTTTAAAAATTCCACTGCCATCGGGGGTGAGTGTGATATTACCATTGGTTGCACTATTAACTGTGCTGAGTTTGATATTGTTGCCAACAATATTTCCAGTTACAGTGAGAGTATTAGTAACTTTATCAAAAATCAAATTAGCACTGGCACCAAAGTCATTGGCGTCATTGAATTGAATCTGAGTGTTAGAACCACCTGGTTGATCAAAATCCACCAGGCCGCCATTGGCATAATAATAATTATTTGTCAGTATATTGCCGCCAATAATGTTACCGGTGGTAGTTATAAATCCCACAGAGTTCACATTGCCGCCAGTTATATTACCGGTAACGCTGATACTGGTTCCTGCCATTATTCCGCCCACAACGCTAGCCCCGGTGACAATTCCACTCACACTCACACTAGTCCCCTCAAGCACTCCGCCAATAACACTTGACGCATATATAATTCCGCTGGCACTAACACTGGCTGCAGAGATTGCACCTGCTGTGATTACATTGCCGCCAGTGATGGTACCGGTAACACTGGTTGTGCCAGTTACAACTACTCCGGTACCAGTTACTAACAATATATTAGCACTGCCGTTCACACTGGTCGCTACGTTGGCATTGGCATAGACTTTTACATTTGAATTACCATTTTGAATACTAGTGGCATCAATCCCAGTCAACTGACTTCCATTTCCAATAAAGAAGTTTGCCGTGATATTGCCACTGGCAATTACTTGCCCGGCAGTATTGATATTTCCGCCAGTGATGTTGCCTGATGCGCTGATTAGCCCAGTAACATAAGCACCTGTATTGGCAAATACTACCACATTGCTGGTACCGCCTATACCTACTGTGACATTGCCGCCCGAACTGACCACGTTAACATTTGATGTTCCGCTACTGATGCTGGTGGTACTGATTCCTAATAATCCCACATATCTATAACCAACAATATAGATACTTTTGCCTGCAATCCCCCCGGCAATCTGACTTGGTATATTTGTACCGTTGAAATTTAATATTCCAGATTGATAGTCAAAGAACCAGGTGTCATCGGTTCCTGATCCTGCTGCAAATAATTTTGTACCTGCTGTTTGTGGATTGAGTATGCCTGAGTTGGCCACATACACTTGTACTAGATAGTTGTCTCCAAATTGTGTGGGAATCCAGTTGGTTAGATTGGTTTTCCAGGTTTGGTTATCCGGGGCGGTTAGGTCTTCGGTACACTCAACAGTAGCAGTATATCCGCCGCCACCACCGTCTTTGTAAACTTGCACAAGACTGGTGGTAGAAGCCGGAGGAGTACTGGGAATGTCTCCGCTTTGTGCCCAAATAAGATCGCCGCGATACAACAACGGGCTGGCAATGCTTTCATTAAACGCTTCTTTAGATGTGGGTTCAGCAGTTTTGGTTACCCCGTACCCAACTTTTTTCCACAGGTAATCTAATTTCTGCGATTCGTTAAATGATGCAGCCATTATGTTGCCGTCCCTATTTGCAGATCAGTAATTGTTTGCCCGCTGGCCAATCCAATTCTGATTAAAATATTATTGCCTGTGCTGTTGGCAGCATTTTGTGATCCCAGAGTCATTGTATAACCCACATTTGCAATGGCAGAATTCAATGGCACCACATCCGCACCAGTTAGAGCACATCCGTTGCTGCCATTGCCACCGGTGCCACTGGCTCCCGGAACTCCCGATCCAGCATACTGTGTGAATCCTTCCAGCCACCCGCTGATGGTACTAGTGGGTCCCGGGTACCCAGGAGTAGGTGATGAGAATCCACTTTTATCTATAGTGGTTCCTGGTGCGGCAATCCATAATCCAGAAATGCCTGTGGTTGTTGTTAACTTGACATCAAAGTTGGCCAAGCTGGGTCTTGCAAATGCAAATGTAAAATATTGTGTTCCTGACCGACCGGTGTTAAGATTAGGGCCCACTGGCAAGAATCCAGTTGATAAATCTATAGCATAGTGTTTTAATACTCCGTATCGAGTTACTGCTTCGGGTGTGCCTGCTATTGTTTGTGCTCCAGACCATGCGTTGGCTGTGTAGAAGTTGGTTGAGTTAGAGAACACCGGGGTATTACCTGCGGTGCTCATAATCACTCGCACTGCCACCTGCGTATTTCCCGTGGTCGATGCAGTGAGAGATTGCTCGTTAACTCCTGAATTTGCACCAGCGTATAGTTGTATCTTGGTCACTAGATCAACCGCAGCACTGGTGCCTACTACATTGAATATATTGGCTTGTAGTGTGGACACTGAGTTGTTGGCACCAGTGATGTTGGCTGTCAATGTTCCAAATGTATAGTTTGATGCCACACCAACATTGGCATTTAAATTGGCACCTGTAAGGAAACTGCTGCCGGAATTGTTAATGGTAGCCAGTGATTTGGTCTGAGTGGCTGACAATATCTGTCCCGATCCTTCAGTCACTGTTCCTGCTGCCAGTACAAACGGGTCGGCGCTTCTGAATGTTTGGCCAGACAAGTTTTGAACAGCCAAACTAGAAATAGTCACTGTGGGTGAGCCGGTGTTGTAGTACGGTATCCCAGAAATATATCTATAGGTACCTGCTGTGCCTTCTGCCATGGTCAAACTACTGGTAATCAATGTTGGTGCAGAATTTAAATTGTCTTTGACAAATCCCACATAATTGGTATTGCCAGAAGTTGAATGTACCATCTTGTAATTGTTATATCCTGTGCCGAGACTGCTCAATGCACAACTGACGTTGGCATTGAATACTTTGTAAAATCCAGTGGGTACCGCGGCATTGGCCACATGCAAGTCTCGATCAGCTGCCACTATCAATGCACCCGCTGTGCCTACTGTGTTACCGGATGTGGTAAATGTTACATTGCCCGAATCAGTGTTGTTTACATATGCACTTAGAATTCCTGCAGTTGCGGTATTGGCATTAATTACATTGCCAGCGGTTACCACAGGTGTACTGGTGGCAAATCTTGTGACTGATGTACCGTTCGCCGGTATGTTGCCACCCGATGCATCGTTTGCACCAGCGGCCAATAACGGACTGGTGCCCTGGCTGGCCGTTGTTATGGTCAAGTTTGAAATGGTACTGAGATTATTTGGCGCAGTGGGATTTGTTAAAATTGTTATGTATGACGTTCTAGTTTTTGTATTACTTTGCAGTGTAGTGCCCGGTGTGCCATTGGCTTGCAATGCCACAGTTTTAGTGCCAGTACCAGCGTAGGTGTGAGTGGTATTGGCAATACTTGATATTCCATTTGACACCGAGCTATCACCCCAGTTCCAATTGTACAAACTTCCAGTAAATGCCACATTTGGTGTGGAGTCGTTGCGGAAATTAAACAAAGCACGATCATTGCTGTTGCGATAATCAGTATAAACATAGCCAACTTGAGCATTGGCAGTATATCCAGTGGCATCAGTTTGTATATTGGCAGTTCCAACAAAATCAGCACGTACTTCTGGTTCAACTGTGATTGTAACATTGCCAGCTTTAAACGGACTGGTGCTATATCCTGTATACAACCAAAGATTGGCCACATAGTTCACTGAGGAGGCTGCATTTTGTTGCCCTGCGGTCAGTGCAAAAGAGTGTACCAAGTTGGCTGCTCCTGGATTTCCAGCAAGACCAGATTGTATGTTAACGTTGCTGTTGGCAGTACTATCTCCCCATTGCCAATTGTACAATTGTTGTGCGCCGAAACTTGCAGTATTTCCCGGTGTGCCGGCAGTGTCATTTCTAAAACTTATATTGCCGCCGGCAGTGAAATTGATCACATTGGTAGCATTGGCAGTAAATGCTGCCGTTTGTTGTGAGTATACCTTGACATTGGTATTAGCACTGGTTACCGTGACATTTGATGGACCAGCTGTGGTACTGGTTCCAGATAAGTTAATACCGTATATGGTATCTGTGTTGGCACTGTTGGTATAGACATGTGATGACGATGTCCAACTGTTGCCTGGATTGACTGCACTGTTGCCATCACCAAAATTTATAGAATATGTTGTGACATACTGACTGGTATTGGTCAATGTCACACTACTGCCAGTGTCCAAACTGGTAGGCGACGTTGAGAATGCCGGAATAGGCGTTGGTGTGTACAGAGTGATATAATTAGTTTTGGTTACCGAATCCACAGATCCTTTTGCACCCAATGCCACATTACCTGCGTATGTTCCGTTGGTATTGTAAGCAGTATATGACACAGTAAATTGCCCACCACTCACGTTGCTATAGGTGTGAGTTGCAGTAGGGCCTGATGCAACAGTTGTGCCATCACCAAAATCCCAGATATAACTGTTGGGATTTCCTACCTGGGTTGGTGTAAACAACACTGACATTGGACTTGCACCAGCAGTTGTATTGCCACTAAAATTGGTATGTCCCACAAAAGTGCTATTGGCCACATTTAAAGTCACTTGATTTAGATCATCTAATCCATCTGTAACAAATGTACCAGTGGTCCACCCATCGTATGCTACATTTGAGGTGAGATCAGTATCAGTTGGTGTGCCCAGTGTTATGCTATTTCCAGTTCCGCCGGCTGCCACAACCCCGGTAAGCAATGATCCATTGCCTGCAAAGTAAGTTCCGGCAATGTTGCCTGCACTGGTGATGTTTCCAGTAACACTTAACGATGTCAGCGTGCCAACTGAAGTTAAACTACTGGTTACAACTGACGAGTTTAGTGTTGTACCACTCAATGTTCCTGCTGGTGCAATTACCACTGCGGTATTTGCCGCAGTCAATTGTCCCTGTTGATTTACAGTGAATGTTGGGATAGCAGTTGAGCCGCCATAACTTGTGGCTGTTACCGCGGTATTAGAAATACTAAATTGGCTGCCAGTTAGTGTTAGTCCTGTGCCAGCTGTGTATGTGCCTGCTCCAGAAAACTGTGTGAACAGAATAGGTGTGGTTCCAACGACTATTGCGGACGACGAGTTGTTGGTACACACCCACCCTGTGTCAGCGTTGACCGTGCCGTACTCAGTGAATGTAAATGCCGAATACATTTCAGCTGGTTGATTAAAATCTGTAGCTCGAGTTAATACATATGCAACCGATACAGTACCTGCTGTGGTGCATAGGTAGATACCGTTGTATGCGTCAAATCCTCCCGCCGAGGGTTCATTTTTAACCAACACTCTATCATTTAATACAACTGCTACGCCATCAATGGTTAACACTCCTACTGCGGCCCCGGTGATTGTGGCACCCACACCCGAAGTACCGTTGTTATATGTATATGCACCCAGCACAGAGGTTGTGCTTGCATTGACCGATGCTTTTGGATCTAGACCTTGTGCAACTGTGTCAACGTAACTTTTGGTTGCGGCATCTTGATCTTGTGCCGGGTCTGCTAATCCAGTAATATTTTTGCCGTTGACAGTGACGTTGCCCGAGGGGGCCAGGTTCAGTGCGCCGGTACTGGTAATTGTTACACCAGTACCAACAATGTTGTTGGTGTTGACATTACCACCGGTTACGTTACCAGTTGCGCTAACAGCACCACCAGTTGTGATGTTGCCACTAGTTACATTACCAGTTGCTGAAACAATACCACCTGTTAACACGTTGCCGCCTGCAATATTACTGGTTACATTTAAGTTACCAATAACATTACCACTTAGACTTAGGCCAGTTGCATTCAAGTTGCCACCGGTTACGTTACCAGTTGATGAAACAAGACCACCTGTTAGCAAGTTGCCACCAGTAATATTGGCTGCTGATGTGATTGTGCCAGTTGCTGATATTAACCCACCAGTTGTGATGTTACCTGTTGCAGATACTTGTCCAGCTGTTGTGATGTTGCCGCCAGCTACGTTACCAGTTGCGCTAACTGTGGTTCCGCTTAATAAAGTAGCACTAACGTTATCACCCGAGATATTGCCCGTTGAGCTGATCAACCCACTAGTTAGCAAGTTACCACCTGCAACATTACCAGTTACATTTAAGTTACCAATAACGTTGCCGCTTAGGCTCAATCCTGCGGCGTTTACATTAGCACCTGTAACATTACCACTTGCACTTATGCTTGCGGCACCAAATGTTCCGGCTGTTGAAATATTACCACCGGTGATATTGCCGGTAGCTGAAATTAAACCACCTGTTAATAAATTACCACCTGTTACGTTGCCACCAGCACTTACTGTACCACCTGTTAATAAATTGCCACCTGTTACGTTACCACCAGCACTGATTGTGGTTGACTGAATAGTTGTTAAATTAGCGGTGCCAGTGGTGGTAATGTTGCCACCAGTGATATTGCCAGTTGCAGTTACAATACCAGCAGTGTTAATATTGCCAGCAGTTGTATTACCAGTAACAGACAAGTTAGCCAGAGTACCAACTGTGGTCAAACTTGAGTACAGGACATTAGAACTTAGCGTGTTGCCAACCAAATTGCCAGCATTTACACTTGAGGCTGCAACAC